AGGACCAGGAGGACTTCCTTTCACTGTTTTATCAGACACTATCACGCGCACTTTTACGCTCGCCTCCAATGTGTCTGTTACTACGCTTCCCCTTCCTACGGAAACTTTAAACTACAAAATAGTTAGTTCAATGGAAACTTTAGACTTTTATTTAGGAACCGGAACATATTCAATAGTGTCTTACAACCCATTCCAAGGAAATGTTAATTACGTCCCATTTGACCGAAATAACATTTTTACAAAAGTTGAAATAATAAACGTGAACCGCACGACGTATGGCGGTATCGACGAGGTGCAATGCACGTGGGGCTACGATTTCGCAAACGCAGGGATGATTTTAGTTCAAACAGCATGAACGATTTTCCGGTAGATTTTCAAACCGTAGCAAAGGGGGGCGACCAAATAAAGCCTCTTTCGTCATACGACCTCATGCGAAATTTTGCATGGGCGAAATTGCAGGCCGATCCGACGCTTGTTGATGAGGTAAGCTCGATGGGCTTTACAGCGTTCAAGCTCAAAATTCCAGCTGTGCCTGTCGGCGGCACATACGTCCTCGGAGCTGTGTCGGGCGGGTTGACTTGGATCGCAACCGAGGAATGCTAATATGACGCTAGGCCGCACACCAGCCGGAGCGATCAAGATCAAAACCGACGACCCGCTCGGCCTTCGCGCTGTGAATTGCGCGTGTTGTTCACCGTGTGGATGCGATACGGCTATAAGCGGAGACCTATTAGAAACGCTGAGGAATGCCACAACTGGCACTTGTAATGGGGCTTCGCCATCGTATTGGAATGCTCAAGGCGAAGGTTTTTTTGCGTATTGGTTGATATTCGTTTCTGGACAAGGGTTTGTTTTTTATACCGCTAACTTTTCAGAACTTGTAAATTGCTTTAATCTGGGTGGTGATAATGCTTTGAACATAATTGCCAGCGGAAAAAGTGAAGAGTGTTGCGCTCTCAATTCTTCATTCCCAGCAACGTGTGCAGATGTCATTTATACAATAAATGGAGATGCATTTGATGCCCATACGGAAAATTTTGGATTTGGTGCAGATGTCACGCCCCCAACTTTTGTCTTTTCGTGATACCACAACATATTATTGATTTTCGTGCTCGCCCATTGGCCCGCTTCGGCAACGCCGCGCACCGCTTCGCTCGCGCAGGTTTCGCGACCACGCCACCCGAAGCACTCGCCAGCCGCGAAGCAACGTGCAAAGCCTGTCCCGAATGGGACGCGCAGGCACTCAACGCCACGGGCCGCTGTCGCAAGTGCGGATGCAGCACGTGGGCAAAGTTACGCATGGCAACCGAGCGATGCCCACTCGGCAAATGGGAAGCTGTTGACAAGCCCACCAACTAAATGGCACGCGATCTTTTTATTGACACAACCAACCGCCGATTGGCGACCAGCTTGACGAGCTTGACGCCGTCTACAACGCCACGATTCGTTAAGGGCGACAACGGCGCGATAAACCTCTATTTCCTAGAGGCAACAGGCAACATCACGACTCCGTTTAACGTCATCGACTACACCGGAACGGACGTTAAATTCGGCGTAGGAAGCCGCACAGGCGTCCCAGCATCCGGCACGTTCACCTTGTCCTTCGGCGCACAAACAAGCGGAGCGATAGCATACAGCGCGACCGCAGGCGCGATATCGTCCGCGCTCAACTCGCTCTCAACAATAACCGCCGCAGGGTCGGTATCCGTTGACGGCACGATGGCAACCAACTTCGTTGTATCGTTCAACTCGGCAGGCACGCAGGGCGCGATCACCGGCAACTTTACTCGACTCATTCCGACCACGACCGCGCTGATAGACGAGCGCATCGCGGGAGACGCCACCAACGCCGAAATCCAAGAGCTTCAACTCCGTCTCGCGCCCGCAGTCTACGAGCCAACATGGACTGACCTAGGAACGGCAATGACTGTCAGCGTGGCTACCACGGTAACAGGCTCGACGCTCAACAACGAAATCCAGCGCGTCTCATTTTCACGCGCTCCGTATCTCGGAAGTTTCCGCATAACAGCTCCGAGCTACAACGTGGACATCGCCAGCACGGTCACCGACGGCGTATTCATTTCGGCAACGAACCACGGACTGACGCTCGCACAGCCTGTCGTTTTAACAGGCTTCACGGCGTTGACCGGATACACCGCAGGTGTCCAATACTTCGTGCGCTCGATCCCGCAGACGACCGAGTTCCTCCTTGGGATTACCGCAGGGGCAACCGCGATCACGACCGGCACAGGCACGGTGACGACAGGGAGCGTAGGAACAACCGTCCTACGGCAGACCGATCCGCTCGACGCAAGCACGACCGCCGCGCAGTTGCAAACGGCCTTGCAGTCGCTCGACTCCATCGGCGCAGGAAACGCGACCGTTGTTGGAGTTCAGAACAGCTATTACGACATCAATTTCGGAGGCGACAAGGGCTTCGCCGACTTGCCAACATTGCAAGTGCAGAGCGGATTGACCGCAGCACCCGGCAAGACCGCCGCCGTAGATTTTAACACGTTCGGCGTTCGCGATCTGTTGCTTAACGCAACCTCGGTCACGACCGAGATCGAGGTTGAACTCACGACCGCAGGCGAGCGCAGCACGATCATTCTCCAATCATGCACACTCACCGAAGAACTCATCAGCCAAGGCGGACTGAGCTAATGGACAGCCACACTTTCCACACGTTCGTCGGAACGTCCGCTCCCGCAGCCGCCGTCCTAATCTCGTTCAGCGAGGCCGAGGCGTGGCTTCGCATTCTCTCTCTCGTTCTCGGAATTTGCATCGGGTCGGTATCGTTGTATAAAATGCTGAAATCAAAAAAACCATGAAAATACTATCTACAATCGTTGATTCACTTTCCCAGAATTCGACCTGGAGGGGGCTGATTTTAATCGCAACAGCGGCAGGCGTAAATCTATCGCCGGAGTTGCAGACGCAGATCATTGCCGCAGGGCTGGGCTTGGTCGGCTTGATAAACGTGATCCGAAAAGGAAAATGAACGCAAGAACCATCGCGCTCTGGATGATCGTTCTTAGTTTTGCGTTCCTCGGCATGGCGTTTCTGACTTCATGTGCTGGATTCAATAATCCGGCTTTATGCGTCAAGACGGACTACGGAACTTTTTGTTACGAACTCCCAGACATCCAAGGCTTAAAAAAATGACCTTTGACGACCGCTCGGAGATCCAGCTTGCAACGCTCCACCCCGCGATGCAAAAGGCCGCACGCGCCTTCCTAGGCGTGGCAAAGTCTATCTGCGCGAAGGTTGGCTGCGACGTTAAGATCATCAGCGGCACGAGATCGTATATGGAGCAAGATGCGCTCTATGCAAAGGGCCGCACAACGCCAGGAAAAAAAATCACGAACGCCGCCGCCGGTCACAGCAATCACAATTTCGGCATCGCTTTCGATATCGCAATTTTTCGCGGCAAGGAATATTGCGGAGAGCATCCGCTATATCACGAACTAGGCACGCTCGGAAAATCGCTCGGCATGGAATGGGGCGGAGATTGGAAGTTTGTTGACGAGCCGCACTATCAACTGCGTCCTGCATGGGCGAAGGGAATGACTGAGCGCGATATGCTTGCAACGCTTCGCACAAGAGTCTCCAAAAAAATCGACGTTCTTGCATGAAATTGATTCTAGAATTTGACGACTCCGAACGATACGAGCATGAGGTTGCGTGCAAGTCACTTGACGTTTTAATTCTTCTCGATGCTCTGGACTCCGAGCTTCGATCTGCGCTCAAGCACCAATGCGGAGAGTTTGCAAATCTGGACGTCGAAACGATGGAATCAGTGCGCACTTGGCTTTGGGCGGAGCGTAATTCCAGAAATATTCCAGAACTAAAATAAGTCCGCAGATGCGCTCCAGCATTGGTTGAGCGCATATGTAAAGCTTTTTCCCCAGATTTATTTTCGCACTTCGCGAATTTTTTTCTTTTCATCCGAAACGACATCTAGGATTGTTTGCACATCGAAAGGGAATGACTCCCAACGATACAAAAACAAACAGAAAACCAAAAATGAAAATCAAAGTTGCACTCAACACCAAAAGCCGCGAACTCTCCAACGCCCTCGAAGCAGTAAACGGCAAGGCAAACGCCTCAACCGCCTCCGCAATGGACTTCCTTAACGCTACAGAGATTGCCGAGAAGCAACTTGCCGCATTCGGGATTGCTAAATCATCAAGGATCGGAGCCGAGGTCACATACACGTCCGGCGGATCGGTTGCAAAATCCTACAAATACAAGCGGATCGCGAACGTAATCAAAGCAGTTCGTGGTGGCTCGTTCTGGTATGTTACCAGCATAACCAAGATCGAGCTTTGGCCAAATCAAGACGGAGGAAGCCGAGTCGGTTTAAATGCCGAGCAGGAAAAGATCGCTCTCGCTGGTGTCCGCGCAAAATTCTACAACATCTAAAATATATGGAACCTATCAATTTTATCATTCTCTTCACCGTCTGCTGCACCTCGGCATTCGTCGGGGGCTACGTTCTAGGAAACATGAAAGCCACCTGCCAAGCGGAGCAAACCCGCCGCTGGTGGATGAATAGACAAATCCGCAGGGAGCGCGGGGAGTGATGACTGCTGAGGAGCGACATAACGCAGAATGCGAGTTCACGCGAAACATCCTTTGCGGGATGATCGAGCAGGCCGTCGAAGATATGCGGAGCGAGAAGGTCTTTGTTTCAAAACAAATGAACGCTCACCAAGAAATCGACCGAGACACAGCGTTGCATTTCATACGCTCAAAAGCATTCCAAGGCATTTGTGATGTCCTTTCCCTACCGGCAGATAAAATCAAAACGAAAGCTCTCAAGTATGAATCTCGCGATTGATCCTGGCACAACCCACTCGGCGTTCGTCCAGTTCCACAACGGCAAGATCGTTGATCACGGACACCTACCGAACGAGGAGATGCGCCAAATCTTGATCGGTCGTGAATATACAAGGTGCGCGATTGAAATGATAGCCAGCTACGGCATGGCAGTGGGCGCAAGCACCTTTGAAACTTGCGTATGGATCGGACGCTTCATCGAGGTTGCTTGGGTGGACGTGGAATTGATCT